CAGCTAATTGGGAGCGGTTCACTGGCAAAGAAGGTGTTTTTTTTTTTTTCAAGAAGAAGACGGCATACGAGATGGACGTGAAAGCTTTTGCTAGAAAGGCGAAGCAGTACGTTAAAGACAAAGACTTTAGCAAGACAGCCAATGATGAGCTGAGACTTTACAACGTTACGATGCGAGTGAATCGTTTGGAGCTGTTAAAGTCGCAGATTGGTTTGGAGTTGATAGCTCTGTCTGACGATGTGGATAAGTACACCGCGGAAACACTAACCAAAACAGGCCTAAAAGAGGCAGAACGCCAAGCGGGTATTCTAAGCGAGACGGTATTTTCAAACTATAAAACGTTCGTAGAATCCGTGGCATTTGGTAGTTTCCAAGGCGCTACGTTTTCCGAGCGTATTTGGGGCAATAATCAGGCGCTTAAAGCCGATTTAGACCGTCTACTTGTAAGGAGTATCACACAAGGAAAAAACCCACGAGAATTGGCACGAGAGCTGAGAAACATCTTTGATAGCAGCAAGTATGAAGCGGAACGGCTGATGCGAACAGAAACGGCTAGAGTCCAAATTTCTGTACAGGAAAAATCATATAAAGAATATGGAATTGATGAGTTTGAATATATCGCTGAACCGTCCGCTTGTGATAGTTGCAAACCTTTAAACGGGAAAATATTTAAAACTAAAGATATGATCGTCGCTTTAAATGCGCCGCCTATGCATCCGAACTGTCGTTGCAGTACAGCACCTTATGTTGAGCGAGGAAAAGCGTCTTCTGAGTCCAACGATTTCAAGGATGTGTTTGATAAAACAAATATGAAGGAGGCCGTTGGAAGTAAGAATTACGCTGACTTCATAAACAGTTTAGATTCTCTTGGAGACGGTCGGATTAAGACGCTATTAAACAAATTTGCTGATCAATTAAATTTCAACGATTTATCAGATTCTAAAAATTATGTAAAAGATAAAAACGTACAACTATCTAAGCAAGCGTTTATCGGCAACGCAAATAAGAATCCGTTGCAAAGCGTATTTCATGAATTAGGTCATGCGATTGACAATATTGGTATCGAAACATTTGATAGCGAATATGACCGAATTTCTGAAATTCCTAAATATAAACTTAAAAACGATATTAAAAAAGACCTACTGAAATTGTTCAATAGCGATTTGCAGTCAATCAAAGGCGATGAATATCAACCAATAAAAAACTTGAAGAAACTAGATATTTTTGATCAAGGGGAAATTGTTCGTAAGTACAAAAAATTAGCAGAAGAAAATCCTAAAATGTATTCATCATTATCTGATATGATGGAATCTACAGGTGGATTTATTGACCACCCACTAGGCTCTGGACATGGACTAAATTATTGGAAGTCTTACGGCATGCAAGAAGCAGAGTTTTTTGCACATATGACTGAAACTGTTGTCAACGAAAATTCAAGAAAGATGATGTATGAGTCGTTCCCTACTGCATCAAAAAAATGGGAGCAAATGCTTGAAGATATTTTGAAGGCGGTGAAGTAAATGTTTACTAGCGAAGAAGGCGCGTATCCTGTCATCAATAAAGCTGTTGATAAATATGAAAAACATTTTAATAAAGAATTTCCGCTTTATGAGTATATTCATATTACTAAAAATAACCAGTACGATTTTTCTTTAAGCGGAGCAAAAAGGTTGTCAAAACTAATCAATGAGCGGATATGGAACAATGAAGCCGTTGATGTTCCACTGGATTATCACGAAAGATTGTATTAGCACTTAGTCATTAAATGATTGAGGGCTATGATTCGGGTGGAAAGCTGAAGTGGTGGTTTGGTATTAATGGAAGAGGTGAGATATTTTGAAAGATTTTAACGAAGCTATTTTAACTATTGAAGTTCAAAAAGGGCTTGGCAAAGTTTATAAAAAAGCTATCGAAACTGAAAATAGTACGCAATGGAAAAAGAATCCAATCTACAATAGTAATAAAGAATTGATTAGTAATGAGCTAAAATCGGTATGGAATGGCAATCATGCATCCGTAAATGTTGTAGAAGGAACTGCAAAAGATCAATTAACCATTTCAATTATTTCGCACACACTACCTAACCTTTTAGAAACGACTAGCTGGTATGAGCGGATGGGTGCGAAGGTTGTTTATAAGAGGATTATTGAATAAGAAGAGCGCTATGCCGATTTTTATTATGTCTTTTTTCGAACCGCAGACGTTAAAGAACGGTTCGGACGTTTCCCAAAACGGAATAAATGCGAGATTCGTTTCCCAAAACGTTAAATGCGAGAAGAAAGGAAAAACACTATGAAAACACCATTTTTATTGCCAATGAGATTGCAATTTTTTGCTGAATCAGCAGACGAAACAGAAACCGATGAAACTCATACAGAGGAAACCGCTGCAGAGGAAACCGCTGCAGAGGAGACTGAAACTGATGAGAAAGAGTTGGATTCTGAAAAGGTCGTTGAAAAACTGCAAAAAAGATTGGCGAGCAAGACTGCCGCTGAAAAGGAAACTAAGACGCAGCTTGAACAAGCACTATCCCGCATCGAGGAACTAGAAAATGCCGGTAAAAAAGGCGTGAAAGAGTTGTCCGACGAGGAGAAGGCGACCAAAGCACAGCAAGAAAAAGATGATGAGATTGCTAAACTGAAATCTCAAATCAAGATTGCGGAATCCACACAGCAAGCGGACGAAGTATTGAAGGAAGCTGGCTTGGCAGTCGGGAAAGATGTTTTGACATTGGTAGTAGATGAGGATGATTCAAAAACGTTAGCCAATGTCAAAGCGCTAATCAACTACACGCAAGACCAACGATCTAAATGGGAGATCGCAAGGAACACCGGTTCTACTCCTAAAAAAACAACAGGCAAAACGGAAATTGATCCATTCGATGCCGTAGTTGCCAAATACTAAGAAAAGAGGAATTTACATGGCTATTAAATATTACACAAAACAATACGCAGGTATGCTGCCAAACTTATTTGCTAAGAAAGCAGCGTTCTTACGCTCTTTTGGTGGCGCACTGCAAGTGAAAGATGGTATCTCTCAAAAAGATACGTTCATGGAATTAAAAACATCTGATACAGACGTGGTGATCCAAGCATATTCTACTGATCCAAACGTTGGATTTGGTACGGGTACAGGCAATACAAGCCGTTTCGGCCCACGTAAAGAAGTGAAATCCGTTGATGTGGAAGTCGGCTATGAAGCACCTTTAGCAATCAATGAAGGAATTGATGATTTCACAGTCAACGATATTCCAGAACAAGTAGTTGCAGAACGTTTAGGATTGCACGGTGTAGCATGGGCACAACACGTTGACGGATTGCTTGGAAAAGCTATCTCTGACAATGCGAGCGAAACATTGACTGGCGAATTGACAGAAGCAGGCGTTACTAAATTATTTGCAGACGCGCACAAGAAGTTTGTTAACAACGGTGTATCTGATGCGATTGCTCATGTGGCATACGTAACAGCAGATGTGCTTAATTTCTTAATCGACTCTGATTTAGCCAAGACGGATAAAAACTCATCTGCAAATGTCGATGAACAAACCTTGTACAAATTCAAAGGATTTATCTTGATTGAATTGCCTGACGCTAAATTCCAAACTGGCGAAAATACTTATTTTGTTGCTGATAGTGTCGGTGTTGCCGGTGTTGGTATTCAAGTAGCACGAGCAATGGATTCTGAAGACTTTGCCGGCACAGCATTACAAGCGGCTGCTAAATACGGGAAATACATTCCAGAAAACAACAAGAAAGCGATCCTGAAAGCTACATTGACCGAACCAGTACCAGCAGGCTAGGAGGATATTATGGCTAAGTTTGAAGTAAAGAAGACTTTCCGAGACTTCCACACGAAAGAACTGTATGAAAAGGGGTCTATCATCGACATGACGGTTAAACGTGCCGGCGAAGTCGAGAAAAACTTAGACCAATCTTTCTTACAACGTGTGGACGAGAAAAAGAAGTAGGTGGTTAAATGGCTACAATTGCAGAAGACGTTAAGAAGCTGTTAGGCGGTACGCAAGACGAAAAACTAGAAGTTATCGAACGACGCACTAAAAGCCGCCTAGCGTCTATTTTAGGCGTGTCAGAGGTGCCAGCGATCTTTGAGACAATCATCTATGAGGTGACGGTCAAACGGTTCAATCGAATTGGAAATGAGGGTATGCAGTCCTACAGCCAAGAGGGCCTCTCTATGGCGTTTCCAGAATCAGACTTCGCCGAATACCAAGGCGAGATTGACGATTGGTTAAATGCACAAGAAGACGTTGAAGGAGAGGTCAAACGAGGGAGGTTTCGTCTATATTGAGATACGACACAAGTATTACATTTATCAAAGATAGCACGGACTCCCACTATGACCCTGAGCTTGGTGAGTGGGTTGATGGCGAAGCAAAACGAACTGGAACGGTTGCGAATGTGACCGATCTTGGTACAGAGCGTAGTGTAAAAGTATTTGGTGATGTTAGAGAAGGGGCAAAGGTCATTCGGACCATGCCTCTTTTTTCTTTACCTGAATTTGGTCATATCGAGATTGATGGCAAGACATTCAAGGAAACCACTGCTAGAAATCCGTCAGGACGGCATAGTTTGATTGTTCAGGAGGTGGAGAGCGGTGGCCAAGTCATTTAAAATTACTAGGCTAAATAAACTTTCTAGCAAGCTAAAGAAGAATGTAACGATGAATGATGTAAAACAGGTAGTGAAAAATAATACTGCTGAGTTAACAAATGCCGCTCAACGAAACGCGCCGGTGGATACTGGCTTTCTAAAGCGTTCAATCGTTATGGAGCTTGCAAACGGCGGCTACGTTGGGAGATCTATCGCAGGAGCTGAATACGCGCCTTACATTGAATACGGGACACGTTTCATGGCGTCGCAACCATTTATGGCGCCTGCTTATAGGTTGCAAAATAAAAAATTCAAGTCTGACTTAGAAAGGTTGATGAAATGATTAAAGCACGTGATCAATCAATCTTTGATGAAATGTTCAAGCGTTCGTTAGCGCTGAACTATTCAACATATGACTATAAACCGCTTGATGATGTACCATATCCCTTCGTTGAATTTGAGGACACCCAAACAATCCATGAAGCAAACAAAACGGACGTAAAAGGTACAGTTAATTTAACGATTTCTGTTTGGGGATTGCAGAAAAAGAGAAAGCAGGTGTCTGACATGGCATCTGCTCTTTTTAATGAAGCGCTAAAAATAGTAGCAACAGACGGTTATTCGTGGTCGTTAAATGTTCAAGTAAGTGATATCCGCTTAATGGATGACACAACAACGAATACGCCACTTAAACGGGCGATTATCACACTAGAATTTAGAAATCTTTAGGAGGAATACAAATGGCATTAAAAAAAGGTATTGACGTGATTTTGCTGTATCGCGAATTAGCAAAACAAGCAGAAGAATCAGCAAAAGTCGTTACGTATCAAACAGAACACACCTTCGGAATGTCACGCAATACAGACTCGACTG